CGTTTTTCATTTTGTTAAAATTAATGCCTTGCTGAAATTCTGAAATATCAACACAAGTAATTTTTGACATATATTAAACCTCCCATACAGCCATAACAGCGTTATAATATTCTTCTGAAAGCTGTTCTTTTAAGATTGACTTATCCTCATCACAGTTTTTGTAAGCGTTGCGAACATTGCCGCCGACCTGCATTTCTGTGCCGTCGATAACAACAAACTTCTGTCTTAATACGCTTACACTGTCTTTTGTAAGCATATCGAGTGTGATTTTTTCTTTAAGTTCCATAGAATTACCTCCTACTGTCTTATATATGTAATTGTAAAATTGATTTTCTCGTCCTCTGCAAATTTATCCGTTGGCGAGCTGATGTAAAGCCATGAGCCGTCAAGACGGATATTTCTCAGCTTATTTGTAGTTGAGTACACAGCAATACTCGAAAATCGACTTTCGTTTTTTGCAGGGAAAGGCAAGCCTGCCATCTGAATATACGATTTATCCGCAACAAGTTTTGTAATATTTACCGACACCGTAACCACCTTGCCGTTTTTCACATAGTTAAAACCGCCCTCGTTGCCGTCATAAATCGCCTGCGCAGGAGATAATTCTCCTGTACCGCTCTCGAAATTTGAGCGGTCGTACTTCGCCGCAATACTTTGATTAAGGGTATTAACACAGTTATATAATGTGCCGCTCGTTACATAGTTAGGACTGTTCTTCACAGGTACAGTATCAAACGGCATTTTGTTAAGTTTGTCCTTTAGTGCCTTATCCAGATATTTTTTATCATAAGCATCGGTAATTCCGTAACCGGCAAGAGTATCCGCCTTGTCCGCTTTTGTAAGTACTTCATCTTTTACTTTTTCGATTGCTGCGTTTATGTCATCTTTTGTTGCGAGTGTACCGCCGTTCGTTTCGTATTTTGACTTACTGTTAATAGCTTTTTCAGTGATTTTAACAATAAAATGCTGTGCTGTAATAACAGCTCCGCTGCTGTCAGACAGCACAACCTCACATTTAGTCACGCCCGGCAAAGATAAGACTTTATCGGTAAGCTCAACAACAATTACATTATTTGATATTGTGCAATTTTGAGACTCTGCAACTATAACATTATTAGTTGTAGCGTTAAGAACAGCAGTCATTGTACTGTCAAGGGTAACTTCTGCATCATTAGCTGTAAGTGTTACATCAATAAATCTTGATTTTTTGTCTAATTGATGACTGTATAAAACCGGAGTTGATGTATTTTTGAGCAGGTCTAAATTAAGTTTGTAATGCTGTATTTTCATCATTGCCTCCTGTTTCTTCTGCAAAAATGACTTCGGATTCAGCAGGAGCTTTATCCTTATCGTTTTCACAAACTGTTTTTTCTTCTGCGATAAATTTCATAATAACCTCCTACCAAGTTGCTTTTTGTAAAATTCCGTTTTTGAATGTCAGCGTAAATTCTTTCCATGTATTTGCTGTACCGTCACTTCTGAACGATGTAACATAATAACCTTTAAAAGTTCCGCTAATAGTACCGCCTTCAAATTTCCAATCGCTTAAAACCGCTTTTCGTAAATAATTGTTATGTAAATTAAGATCACACCCGGTATGAAGTTGGTCTTTTTCGTAATCGTCAGAAAGCTTTTGAGCAGTATATGTTAGTTTCATAGTGAATGCCTCTGCATCGTCTGAACTCATATATGCCCACGTCATATACGCCGAATTGCTGTTGAGGTCAAAAGATAAGCCTCGTTTGTTGTCATCGTGTAAATATGAGCTTGTACCAACCTTTCCGACTTCATTATCGTTGTAATAAAAGTCTTGTCCGTATTGATTAAGTGACATCAGCTTTTTATCTCCGAGGTTATATACATTAAGCTGTGCATTTTCAAACTTTATGTACTCGGATATGTTGTTCCAAGCAATTCGCACATCTTCCGCCGATTGCTGTAAAAGCGTACTCCAACGATTAGTGCCAACCACTTTATTGACTTCAAGAAAAAGTCCCTCTGCGGTCTGAGTAAACAATGATTCATTAACAGAGCTCGCCCAAGATTCAGATACATGGAGAACGGTGGTATCTAAGTCCTGCTTAATTTCATTTACTTTAGTTCTGTCGTGTAGCTGTTGAGCGTTAAGCTCAGTTATACGATTATTAATTGTTATCAGTTTTCCCGTGATTTTTGCAGGAATGGAGGAAAGAGTAACTGTATTCAAAACTGCCTTTGCAGGGTATTCTTTGATTTCAACAATGCGATAGTTTTGTTTTCTCTTGCGGTTGCGGTCAATCAGAGTGACAACGTCATACAAACTATACGAAAGAATATCTTTGTAAATATCCGGCTGTGCCTTTGCAAGGTCAATAACCTTGCAGGTATATGATTGCTCCGGCTGTGCCATATTTGCAAGTTTAACAACTGCATCGTCATAGAGTGACTGAGCGTTAGTATAGCGTTCATCACGCCACACGCTGCTGATTACTTTATCTGTGTAGGAATGATTTTCGATATAATCACAGCCGTTATTAACGCTTGCTATCGAAAGTCCGTCTTTGCCGTATGCGTATAATCTTGTGACCAAGCCTGATGAGCTGCCTTTGAAGTTTAAGTCCGTAAGATTTAACTCATCTGTAAAATATACTCCTTTTTGCTTTGTGATGTTTTCAGGCTTGATGAGAGTAATTTGCTTTCGCTTTGTGTTAAACTCATATACATTGCCGTAGCTTGTAGAATTAGTGCATTGATTTAAAATATCAAGCACAGTTACATCAGTGAGTTCAAAGCTGCAGCGTTTGCTTACGAGTGTATCGTTTTTAACCGTCCAGTCTGTATTAGAAAGGATTTCAGTACAAATATTGTGAAAGCTCTCGGTAGTCTTATTAAAACTTGTAAACATATCAGCACGAAGGTCGTCAAGATTTAACTCACAAACAATTGTAGATACAGTCTTGCGTTCGTTAATACTTTTAATCAAATATCTCTGATTATCGTATTCAACCTCACCGTCCAAAGCAAAATATTTATACAAGCTGTGCTTAGGCGATATGTCAAATTGCAGGCTCATCATACCGCCGTAGGATTTTGTAACGCAAAAGGTGCTATCAATATCTGTAAACAGCTTTACATCATTGTTGTAAAATATTTTTAATACCATTTGAACACCTCTTAAATCACACAAAAACAGGTGTATAAACAACCTGAATTTTTGCTTGAGAGTTAGTGCAAGTGATTATATTTTCACCCGGATACAAGACTGGAAATTCAATTAAAGTGCTGTCAAGGTACTTATTGACTCCGCCAAGCGTAATTAAACCAAGCTCGCCGTCAATTACTAAAGGAGTGTTTGCGGCAATATTAATAACAACAATTCCACACACTGTAATTAACGAGCTTTGTTCCGGCAAGGTAACAATAAGCTTGTATTTGCAAGGAGTAGTTGATTGACAATAAACTTTACCATTCGGAGCAACATTTGCGGTTACAGTCGGCTTATGCCTTACGGCGTTAAATGTATAAGTTACATCGTGTTCTCCGCTGCTGTCAAATGTAGCAGCGGAGATTGAAGTAACAATTGAAGTGTATATGTATCCGTCCGGCAAAGCTATCTCAACTGTTTTACCGATTAGTTCTGCCTCGAACCTTGCAATATTATCGGTCGCAGCTGCGTATCTGTCCGTAATCTCTGTTCCTTTTGCAGAACAACCGTCCAAGCAAGGAAAGAATGTAAGAGTAACAGTCAGCGTTCTTGTTCCGTATTCGGCAGAATACAATGCAGGCATTTTCACAAGATTTGTATTAGCTGAAACATTATTTGTAAGCGTAGTACCGCTTACAGAATAGCTAAGTATTCTTGCACTGTAATTAGAAATATCAATGTTATTAACTGTCATTTCTGTCATAAATCATTACCCTCCCAAGCTAATTCTTCTGACATATACGGAGCAGTCGCAACGGCGAATTCTCTGCCGTCCAGCTCAAGATGATTTACTATGTTGCCTTGTAGCACTACTTTTTGTTTATCAGCATTTTGCATATCAACTGTATGCACTACATTAGCAGTGAGCTGTTCTGCTACAAAGTTTTTACCTTCTGCTACGGCAGCACGCATTTTTGATACTAAACTGTCAGCTGATATACCCGATTTCAAGCGTTTGGTAAATGTTGACGCCACATCATCAGCTTGCTTATAAAGTTTTGGTGCTTCATCTTCAAGACCGTTTTCGCCACCCTCAAGAGTATATTTAAAAATCTTTTTGAAAACTTTTGACGGAGAATGTTCGTCAAAGACAGATTTAAAAATATTGATTACTGACGAAGCTATGTTAGATGCTGTATTGAACATAGTATCTTTCATACTGCTAAGTCCTTCAATACCACCTTTTACAGCATTTGCAAACGCTTCTTTAGTATCATCGGGCATATTTTTCATTGGTTTGTGAAAAGCGTCAACAATTTCCTGCGACTTCTCGTTCGTCTTTCCGGAATATGTTTCATACAAGCCTTCAAGCGCAAGAAACCCGCTAAGCTGGTTTTGATAATTTTTATCGTCAAGTAATTTCTGCTGACTGTTCCTTGTTTTAGTTATAGCTTCTATATGGCGTTGATTTTCTTTTGCTTCTTGTTGCTGCATTTCATCATATGCCACCTGACGCATTGTTTCATAATCAATACCCTGTAAGCGTTCATCTCTGTAATGTTGAAGTTTGTCATAGTAATCTTGTTCAATTTTACCGAGATTTACAGAGTGATTGTAATTCTCTGTTTCTTCATCATCATTGAGTTGATTAAGTCTGTCAGTGTAATCTGTCATTACGCTTGCTCTTTGCTTGTATCCATCTTCAATTATTGCTACAGTGTCTGCAGCTTGTTTATTAGCTGAATCAATAGCATTTTGATATGAATCTTCTGCAGCTTTAACATCTGCATCGTGTTGTTCTTGAGTGTAATCTGAATTTGTTTTAAGCTTTTGATCAAGTAATGCAACTTCCTCGGTATATTGCTCATAAGCTTTATCAATGACAGCTGTTCGTGTTTCTTCTGCTGAATTTTGTATTCTTTGAGAACGAGAAATATACTCATCAAGTGAAACATCAGAAGAGTTGCACAGTGCTTGAGCTTGAGAAACAACAACATTTTGCTTCGCTTGCTCAATTGCAAGCTCTTGAGCTGCAAGTTCATGCATTTTTTGAAACAATTCATCAAGTCTTGATATTTCATCACCGGTTAGCTTTCTGCGTTCTTCCGTTGCTGTTGAACAAACATCAGTTATTTCCTTTTGAACGCTGTTCATATTGTCAGCAAGCTCTTGCTTTTCATCTTCTGATATAATTATTTCTTCATTAAAGTTATCAAAAATACTTCCTGAATTTTTTATACCGTCAAGAAAGTCTGAAAATTTTCCGCCAATTTCTTCGTATGATTCACCAAGATTTTGATTGCTTTCTTCTAATTTTTCCTGTGCAAGCTCAAGGTCAGATGTTTGGTTTGTAGTATCAGACATAGTAAAGCATAAGGCTGTAATCCCTGCCGCCAGAGCTGCCACGACAGTAATAACTATACCTATCGGATTTAAGCTCATTGCTAAATTCCACGCATACTGCGCCGCTGTAGCAAGAGTGATTTCGCCTGTGAGGGCGGCTACAGCAATCTGCTTGAGCGTTATTGTTCCGAGCGACGCAGCTTCTGCAAGGCTTTCGGCTGTAACCGCTGCTGTCTGAGCAGTGAATAGAGAAGTAACCGTTGAAATGATTGCATACGACTTATAGGCTGTAAATAATGAAGTCACAAGAGGTAAAAGAACATTAAAATTATCTGCAAGGAAATCAACAGCCTTAGAAAGTGGCGGTAAAACCACCTTTGCTACATTCGTAAAAGTCTTGCCTAAGTTAATTACAATGTTTTTTACGCTTTCAATAGCCTTTTTCAGACCGCCGCTTTCAAATGACTTTTGAATTGTGCTTATAACCTCTTTAACAGGCTTTTGCAGCTCTTTGGGCAACAGCTTGCTAAGATTATCAACGAGTTCTGAAACAATAACCTTTGCGGCTTTGATTAAGTCATGTGCGTGTTCGATAACGCTTGTTATTAAAGTCTGAACTATATCAACTGCCGATTTTGCAAGCTTGTCAGCGTTATCCGCTATTCCGTCAACAAAAGCCTGTAAAAAATCAACAGCGGCATTTATCATTTCAGGGGCAGCCTCTGCAGCTTTAACTGCAAGCTCGCCGAAAATGGCTCCTGCTTCTTCAATCATTTTTGAAAGACCGCCACTTTTAAATGCTTCTGTCAAACGATTTACATAATTTTGAGCTTCAACAGCTGCCTCTTGCAAAGGAGCTGACATTCCCTCGTAGATTTCAATTCCTAATCCCTCAAGAGCAGACTTTAGAATCGTAATCTGACCTTGCAAATTATCCTGCATTGTATCAGCCATTGCTTGAGCCGCACCGTCAGCATTGTTAATATTTTTAGTCAGATTATCAAAGTCGCTGTCGCTTGCGTTGATAATCGCAAGCATACCGCTCATTGCCTCTTTACCGAAAAGAGTGCTTGCGGCTGCTGCCTGTTCAGTTTCGCTTAAGCCGCTAAATTTTTCCCTCAGCTGTTTCATTACATCTATGAGTGGTAAAGCGTTACCCTCTGCATCAGAGATTGATATGCCGTATTCAGCCATTACATTTGCCATAGCCTCAGTCGGAGAGGCAAGGTTAGAAAGTGCAGTCTTTAGGCTTGTTCCTGCCATACTACCTTTAACGCTTGCGTTAGCCATAAGACCGAGAGCAAGGGAAACATCTTCGACAGAGTAGCCCATTGTGCCGGCAAGAGGAGCAACATATTTAAAACTTTCACCAAGCATAGATACATTAGTATTTGCACTTGATGAGGCTTTGGCAAGTACATCTGCAAAGTGTGTGCTGTCTGATGCTTTAAGGTTAAACGCTGTAAGTGCATCTGTAACAATATCTGATGTTGTTGCTAAGTCCAAACCGTCAGCGGCGGCAAGGTTCATAATACCGTCAATACCGTTGAGCATTGACTCTGTGTCCCAGCCTGCCATAGCCATATATTGTAAAGCAGATGCCGACTCGGATGCAGAGAACTTTGTTTTTGCACCCATTTCTTTTGCCTTATCGGTCAGACTTTGCAATGAATCACCTGTTGCACCGCTGATTGCAGATACTTTTGACATAGCAGCCTCAAATGACGAGCCGACTGTTGCCGCTGCGGTTGCTCCTGCACCGAGTGTGGCTGTAATACCTGCGAGCGTTGCTGTTACAGCAGATACACCCGCTTGAGCAATTGATTTTATTTTATCAATACCGCCCTTAAAGCCGCTTGTATCTATTTTTGTATCAATTTTAATAGAGCCATCATATGCCAAATTACTCACCACCATTTAATGTTTTAGTGAGGTCATCGGCACATAATGGCTCTACTTGACCTTATTTATTTTTGTTATCGTTTATTACGATTTCAAACTGTTTCTTACAGTTTCGTCCCTTGCAGCATACAAAAATGCCCCTACACCTTGACGATTTGTCAAAGTATATGGGCATTTCATAACCGCAGTAAGGGCATTTAATTTTTGATTTGTTTTTCACTTTTTAATTCCTTATGATAAATCATATTGAGTTTTTCCTGTAAGCGTATATGTTGCTTCCGAAAAAAGTTCTTTATCTTTATGATAAGTTATTTCAAGCTCAGCATATCCGGTTGTTTCACCGTTTACTTTATATAAATAAACAGTTTCAAAATATTTATCTGTATCATTTTTTTGCTCAGATATTAATTCTCCTAAACTTCCAACAATAGATTTAACTTTACTGTCAGTCATGCCTGTTATTAGCTTGTCAAATTCGGATTTACTTATACCTGATGGATCGGGTGTAGAGTTTTGAGAATTACTACAAGCTGTTCCGCTTATAAGCAACATACCAATTAAAAGGATTGTTACAATTAACTTTTTCATAATATAGCACCTTCTTGTGAATTAATATAACTTTAACAATATTATACAAATTTCACAATAGATTGTCAATTGTTTCTCCGTTTATCAGTGCATCTTCAATGTTTGATATTTGCTTTTGCACTTCTTTTTTGAGAGGCAGCTTATACTGCTTTTTCATTTTCTGATAAAACGCTTTCTGTGCGGCAGTCATTTTTGAATTAATTTCAACCGACCTGTAGCCCATAATTTTTACAAACTCTGTACTATCAGACAATGACAACATCAGTGCGTGAAACTTCCACCAATGGAGCTTAGCAGAGTTTAAATCAATATGATACTGCTGCATAAACGCAGCACAGATATAACCGTCATCATATTCGTAGCTGAACACTTCTTTATGAGATTTACCGTTAACCTTCTGAGGAGGCTTTCCGCAGCGGTAAAACCAAAGAATTTGATTTACAGTCTTTTCATCGGCAAATGACGGAGGTTGATTTTTGCAAAAAACAAGATTTTTAATATCAGCTAAAGTATTTTCTGCTTTTTCCGCATTTTCCGATAAAAGCATTTCAAATTCCAACCAAGTTCTGAAATCAGTGTTGATTTTGTATTCCGTTCCGGCAATGTTCAATCTGTCAGGCACAGAATTAATAAGCATATTCATCACTTAACAATCTTTGGTCGGTTGTTGTAATGATTTTTGTGCTTATTTCTACGCTGCTGACGGTTGCCGAGTTTTGATTTATACTGTTCGCCGACTGCCTTGTCAAGCTTATTAACTGCAACAATAACGCCCTCATACGCATTAATGCAGGTTGTAAGATTTACCGATTCACCAAACACCTTTTTTGCAGTACCGTCACCGAAAACATCATCAAAGAACTCAAAAATAGCACCGCACTGTGCACGAATAAGCTCAGATCTGCGTTTACCGTTTGTATCAAGCTGTTTCATTTTGTCGCTGACATTATCGTTAGCCTTTTCAAAGCGCTCCATTTCAAGTGCGTCTGCAACATCAATGTCAGGCAAGGTTACATTATTAATAATCATTGTTTATGCCTCCTTAAGCAGATTTAGCAGTAAATGTTTTAGTGGATGTATCAAAAGTACCCTCAACAGGGTCACCTTTGCCAAGAAAGTTTCCACTGCAGCCCATTTCGCCGTCATCATTTGTAAAGGATGCTACCTCAATTGCAACATTGAATTTTCGTGCGTGGTATGATGTATCAGTTGCAGCGTCTTTTTGGTCAAGATCAACAACAACATACTCGGTTTCTGCATCTTCGCCTACAAGCTGATTTTCTCCGATGTTGACAATAAAATTAATTGCGTCCTGCTCTCTAATCTGGTCAATATCAAAAGCTGTATTCCAATCGTAACCTGAAATAGATTTTGTTGCTGACTTGTCGCATACATACTTACGGCTCTTAGTCTGAGCAGACGGGTTTTCGTCAAGTGTCTTTGCTCCGACTCCCAAAAGTGCAAATGCTTTTGTTTTTCCGTCATTACTGCAATTAAGATAATTTGCCTGCATTCTTCTCTGTCTGATTACTTCACTCATTGTTTACCTCCAAATTTAGTATATTCAAGACGGCACTGTATTTGATACCTCGCCGTCTTAGTATCATTGTTCATTACATAACCCGATGACTGCACCTTAATTGACTGGGCAGTACAGCCGTCAGGCAGCTTAGGTAATTTACGGTTTATGTTCTGTTCTGCAATCCACTCCTCAAGCCTTTCGTAAAACTCCAAGTTTGCCATGTTTATGCCGTTTTCAGAGCTGTAACATTCTCGGCTTGCAAAGATAAAGAGATACTGACACTTAGCAGAGCCGTCAATGTAGCTTTTTACTACATTGCAAGGTACAGTTTCAATGCTGTACTGCTCTGCATCTTCGCCGAGATAGTCAACATTCAGCTCTGAATCAGCCTCAAGAATTTCACAGTCACAAAACCATTTAAACAATGATTTTATAATTGATGTTTCCATTATTTACCTCCGCACTTTTCCTTTGCGGTTTTCAAAATGTCTTCCAAGTGGTCTGCTTTCATACGCTCGAACCAAAACTTACCTCGCAAACCGCCTTTTGAAGTACCTTCTTTGCCTTTGCCGGCATTCATATAGTAATTTGTGTGAGCATAGACAGCATCGTAAATAACTTCACCTTTACCAATCTTAGTGCCTGTAATGCCACTCTTTTTAAGATAGCCTGTGTCAAAAGGCACATAAGGGTCAGAACGGCGGAGGACTTCGCTGTCAACAATTTTCTGTACCTTGCCCTCAGCCTGCAAGCCACGGTCTTTAAGCATTGTTTCAGTAGTGTTAAAAAGCAGTTTAATTATCATTTAACCACCAATTTAATGTGCTTTGAATAGTTAGACGCATTAAGATTTTCAGTCACAGAAACAATCTCAAGTGCGTCATAGTTTTTAATTAAATCCGCTGCGTTTGATATATCGCAGTCAACCTCGCCCTTAACGATATAATCGCCTTTCTTGAGCGTAAAGCAGTTGTAAGCCTCATCGGCAGGCATTGCCTTGTAGGTTGCCTTGTCAACATAATTTTCAAGAGCCGAGTGTGGCACACGAATGATGTACTCCTCACTGCGCTTGACTTCCTTATCGGACACAAGCAGCTGGTCTGCACCATGGAAATTTACATCACGCAATGTGTATTTGCTCCATAGCTTTTCACGCCCTAAGGCTTTGCTGCAAAAAAGAGTTATAGTTGTATGATTAGTAAACATCAGCATACCCCCTGATACAGCAAGCCTGTGTTGTATAGCTCTTGTCTGATAGCTTTAAACATTGCCCTTTTTTCTCGGTCTGCAAGGTCATCTGCGTTGTAGTCCTTGTATGTAACGCTGTAGCCGTCTGTGTTCTCTGACTTAATACCCTGCGGAATGTTCTCAACGCTTTTGCGAAGCTCATATGCCGCCTCGGCAGCGGCACAGACTGCGTTCTGAACCTGCACCGTAACCTCCTTAACACCGCCGTTGACAATATAGTTAATCAGCCGTTCAGCCTTTTTCTCATAGCTGTTAAACTCCTGAGCAGGTATCAAAGTACCTGCCCAAGAATCTGTATAATAAGAATAATCTGCAAACATATCAAGATACCTTAATATTCCTGAAAACGCCGCACTTAGTTGTATTTTTGAGTGCGACAGCGGCAACCATTTCAACCTCTGCTTTCTTAACTGCACCCGGTGCAGTAAGGTCAGGCATATATGTTTTAATGATTGATGAACCGCTGAGGGAAACTCCGTGGAAAGCATCAAGACCAAGCTGTACAGCATAAAGGTCGGTAAGTCCTGTTACCTTTGAACTTGATGCACCTGTTTCATAGATTGGTACACAGGGAACAGTGGCACTGCCGTTATAGAAGTTGCCCATATCATAGAAAATAATATCGTCATATCCTCTTGCTGTTTTGCCAAATGCGTCCTCTGACTTTGTAAGATAGCCTGCACGCTGAGCAACACTCTTGAGCTTTGCAATGATTTTACTGTTTCCAAGGAACATTGTCGGCTTGCCGTCAATTCCTGAGAGAAACTCATTGAGCATATCAATCATTGACTGATAGTTGCTCGTAAGGAGTGCCGAGGTAGAAAGGTCAATAACCGTCTTGTCCGTTCCTGCATTGTACTCTGTGCTTGTACCCTTGAGCATAGTGGAAAGACCGTCAAAATCAACCGACTTATCAGTCTTTGAACCATTAATGCAAGTGTACTGGAAGTAGTTTTTTGTTGCCTTTGTCTTCTGCTCAAGCTGAAAAGCAATCTCATCTGTTGTCGTCTTTTGAATTACTCTGTCAACCTCAGCAGCACCGCCGAAGATTTTAAGGTCAACGGTTTTCTTGACTTTCTTTGCCTCATTGGCTGTGTATTCGCTGTTAATAGCTCTGCCGGCGGCGGTTGACGGTGTCTGTAACTGCAAGTAGCCGTATGTCATTGTTGAACCGCCGACACCCGGAGATACGGCATCATCAAATGTTAGTTCATCCATAAAAAGAGAACCTCTGCGGAGAGTATCAATTACCTCCTGTGTGACCTTGTCGGCTCTGCCGACACTTGCTTCTGCTAATGTAATAGGCATATGTTTTCCTCCTTATTTCTTGTAAAAATCTTCAACGGCAGACTTGATGTTTGAGCCGGACTTTGCTTTCGCACCGCCCGTGGGTCCGCCGAGGTTTAACTTTTTCTGTGGTTCATCAGACTTGAAAAGAAAAGGCTTGTTTGTTTTAAGCTCTGCAAGCTGTTCGTCAAGTCCTGTGATACTGCCGTCTTCTCCCTGTGCAACCTTTGACATATCAAGATTAGCCTTGACAGATACCAAATCCGCAGCACCTGCGTTGTTGATTGCAGATTCAACCGCCTGCTCAAACTTGTAGTCGTTGAGCTTTTTCTCGCCGTCTGCCTGTGCCTGTGCAAGCTTTGTCTGCCACTCCGGGTCATACCCCTCAAGATTAGCGTTTGCGGTTTCAAGCTGCTTTGACACATCGTCATACTTTTCTTTTTCAATGTACTGACCGCCTGCAAGGTTGCCGAGCTTAACATCTGCCGCATTGTTTACCTTTTCGGCAAACTGCTCAAATGTCAAAGCCTCATCACCAAACAAGGCTTTAAGGATTTCCATTAAGTCCATAGTTTTACCTCCGTTTAATTTATTTTTGAGTAATATTAAAAGCCCCCGAAAATCGGGAGCTTATAACCTATAAATATAAATTTGTGGCAAAAGTAAAAGGAGTATTTCAAATACCCCTTTAAATACCTTTTAAAATCGTTTAATTTGCGTTTTAATGAATTGGTGGTATAACTTTACATTTTGTGAGATAAAGCATACACAGCAAAAATATAGTCATATCATATTTGCGATAATATTTCATCATATATGTCATATATCTGTTTGCCTTTTGAATTTATTGCACCCTCCTTATCCATTCCATATTCTACTACATTAAAATAAATAACATCTTGAAATCGACTAATATCGTCTACAATAAAAATTACATTATTATTTTCAAAAGATTTCTTTAAGATAAAATCATTAACATTATCAAGTGTAATCAAAAAATCAAATTGTTTTTTAGTAAGTGTAAATTTCATTTTTTCACCTTCTTTGGATTTGTCTGAATAAGATTACCATTATCATTAATAGAAACTTGGCATTTAGAGTTAGTAAATACAAAGCTATCATTTCTACTACTGTACACTGGATTTTTATCTGATAATATAGCATCTTTTATATCCTCAAATGATACACCGCTTCTTGCCCTATCATCATGTGTAGGGTCATTTTTAGTACCAAAAACACGCTCAATGAAATGCTTGCTTTGTGATTTGATTTTTATACCTGATGCAGTAGTTAATCCTATAAGTTCATTTTGTACTTTGTCATAATACTCTTCATATTTATCAAAACCAGTTAATGGTGATAACATACCTTTATCAATAGAACTAACATAATTTTTCAAAAGTGCATATCTTTCAGTATCATTATACTTCACATTGTAATATTCTGCAAGTGTTTTTATGTTATTTATGTTATGTTCGCTACTCCAAGTTTTATAATGCTTGTTAGCTGATGAAACTGCTTTTTGAGCCGTACTCCTGCCAAAACCATACTTTTGTACTCTGTCATTACGCTTGAGCAAGCCTGTTTTGTCACAGAAATTGTTAAGCTCAGCTTCACGATTTTTCAGCTTTACAGATTCTTTATTAAAAATGTTCTGATAAGCCTTTTTTATTGCTTCGTCATCGGCATTTTTAATGCTTTCGTCATAAGCGGCAAGTATGCGTTTTGACTCTCTGATTTTTCTTTCATACGCTCGTTGCTTCTGCTCCGCCTCATACAGCGTGTGCATTGAGCCATCGGGGTACTGAATGTTTTTAGCGTCCATCTGCTTTAGCTTTTCTTCGTCATACATCCGTGTACTGCCCTCAAAGTACGGATACCAGTCGTGCCGGCAGTTCCAGCCTTTAAAGCCGTCACCTGAACCGTAGCCAATGTCTGATAAGGACAGATAACCTTTTCGTCCGCTCAAACTTACAACCTGACCCTGCCAATATGAATGGCTCGGTCTTGCTCCTGCGTGGGCGGTAATCTCCATAAGGTCACAGCCAAGCTCATGTGCATTTGCAAGACAAATTTGTCCTGTGGTCTGACCTATGCCCGTCATAACATTACGGCGAACCGCAACATCAAGCTTATCCGTATGCCCTGACGGATATATCACTTCCGCACCGTTGACGGCTACTTGCTTTATCGCATCAACAATAGCTTGCTGCGGAGAAAACGCTCCGCTTGTAGCTTTAAGCTCTGCAAGACTGCAAGCGTTAATAAAGCTCGTTTGAGATGATACCGCCGTAGTAAGAGTAAGATTACTTAAATTGCCTTGAGTTTTCTTAAATCCTGCCTCTAATATCTGCAGTTGAGTATCAGACACCTTGATTGACTTAGGGTTAAGACCGTTTGCTCTGTATATTTCGTTGTCATATTCAGTCGCAGTAATGGCAGCGTCTTCAAACAGCTTTTTAAGCTCCGACTCACATTTACCGCTGTACTTTGAAATACTGTTTAAAATGTCAGAGTTAAGCGTACCAAGCTCCTGCATATGCTGTGTTTGCCATATTGCTGTGTCGGTCATTGTTCCCGTCTTAGCCACTCTGCGTGCTATGTCACGAACAATAGCCTCCTCAAGCTTAGAATAAAGTTCTAATATGTCATCCGCACAGTGAGCAAGCTGTTCAGGTGTAAGCATTAAGCACCACCCTCGTTAAAAAAGCTCTGCACTCCGCTTTCGGGCAACATCTCCATCGCCTGCTTATCGTCAACTCCGTAACGCCATTTGAGGTAGTCGGTCTTTTTGCGGATACCGCTGTTGACTTCGTTAAGCTGTATAGCTTGCTCCTTGTCTTTGTCCTCAAGTACACCGTCACCCCAATTAAAGCTAACTTCGTACTCTCCGCTTGGTGCAAGATTACAAGCATCTGCCATAGCGTTGCAAGCATATATGTAGTCTTCAAGTACAGCCTCAAGAGAGGACTGCATATCGGAAACGGCGGTATAACTGCGCTGCTTAGACGCCTTAATTTCTTCCGCTGTCTTATCTACATTTTGCGGATTTGACAGCGTACCGTATGCAAGAGAGCAGTTAAACTCAATCTGCCTTTTGATTTCATTCAGACCTCTTGAATAGTTTTCGTCACGCAGGGTCGGATTAAAAACTTCATAAAATGATTTTTTGTTATCGTCTGCATCAATGTTGAACTTACGGAACAGCCTATCACGAGTTGACGGTGTCTCAAGCGTATCTTCGCCCGGTCGCTGTCTAAGGACTTCCTCACCTGCATCAACCGCAAGCTCGCCACCCTTAAATTCCCACAAATATCTGTCCCATTGTAAATCTGCCTCGTTGAGTAATTTAATTGCTCTGCTGTAAACTGACACTCCGAGAGGACTGTCGCTTTCAATGTGATTTGCAAACGGTACTTTCCAAAAAGCAAACAGAGGACGGTCAACATCATTAATAACTATGTATGGGTCAATACCTGTCCACATATCGCTGCTAAGATTTTCAGGATTTATTTCCTCTCCGATGTTATCGGGACTTGACGAAACAAAAAAATGACTTTCAATCGTGTGTGATTTGTTCTCATAGCTGTAAGTCTGCTTTTCAATTCGTGTGTAGTAAGCCTTGCCTTTAACCTGCTGGTCAAAAAATATAGCAGCGGTAATAATGCCGTTGCTGTATTCAATGGGAATGAATTTATCCTGCGTAATGCAATCAGGCAAAATAACACCTTTACGCACATACGGCTTAAACATTATGCCGCCAACAGCACAAGCTGCCTCAAGCTTAATTCTAAGCTGTTTAAGCAGCCTTTCGTACTGCTCCTGCAAAAAGTCTGCACGCTTTGAGCCTGTGACTTCACTTTCAAACTCTATTGTTATTAGTCTTGCAAATTCAGATGCTATCGTTGCACCGAGATTGAGAGTTTTGTTATGACAGCTTTCACACCACCATGGCAGGTCAGCGTAAATCTCAAGCCAATCCTCCATAGCCTCTTCCATATCGTTATATGAATATGCATTAGCTACGCTTTCTGGAAACAGCTTATTTGCAAGTATTCTAAGCCAATTTAGTAAAACAAATCGTCTTTGCCTTCGCACATTTTCACTTCCTTATTTATATTTAAACTCACGCTTAGCTATCGTATAAGCAAAATAGCGTATATCGTCCATTGCGTGGTCGTTTTCCTTAATGACCTTATCTTCTTCGGCTTTATCGTCCCAACGATACATACCAAACTCTTCTTGTGATGCCTTACACTTAACTCCGATTTTAATGCGACCGTCATTAAGCATCTGACTTGTTGTTCTGATACCGTTAAGCACATCATTTTTTGCTGATTTCACAAAAAATTTACCGTGCTTTTTAATCGTTGCCTTAAATGATGCAGCTGATGGGTCAATGATTACATATTCAATGTATCTGTCGCCTGCAAGCCTTTCAAGCTCTGCATAATGCTCTTCATCGGTGCGTTGATAGCCTTCCTTGCGACTGTTGTAGTAGTATTCATCCACTCTAATAGCCTCGTTGTCAGTTACGCACCACAGTCCCATAGAGCAAGGGTTAATAGTACCGTAGTCCATTGATATGTACCACCGTCCGACAAGCTCATCGGGATTGCCGTCCCACAACTTATCCTTAATATGGTCATTGTAATCCTGATACACAAGACCTTCGGCAATAACCCACTCACCAAGGATAAAGCGGCGGTAAAATGTGCCTTGATAAAGGCTGTAATACCGCTGCTTAACATTTTCAGAAAGACTAAGGTTATCGTCCATTAAGAATTTAAGCCGCAAAGCGTGCTTATTCTCAGCCTTTAAAACCCATTCTTGATAAAACCAATGCGCAGGATTATCGGGGTTGCAGTTAAACCAAAATCTTGCACCCTCAACCGAGCAACGAGCAAGAGCTTGTTCAACAAAAGAGCGGGGCATAAGAGCAACCTCATCAAAGAGTACGCCTGCAAGCGTAACACCCTGAATCAAGTCCTGTGAGCTTTCGTCTTTACCGCCGAAAATGTAAAAAGTGTTTGTCTTTCCGTTTTTACTGACTGTCAGTGAGTTTTCCGAGCGTTTGTCCTTGATGTCATATCTGTGCTTTAGCATATTGATAAGCGGCTTAATAACATTTCTGCGGCAAGAGCCTACAGCCTTACCGCAGATTGCAAAGTTGCAGTCAGAGAAGGTATCCATTGCCCATATTAGAAAGGATATGCTCATACTGACCGTCTTACCAGAACGGACAGAGCCATCTGCTATGATTGCATCGTATTTATCCTTAATTCCGTCAACCTTCCACCAGGAGAGAACTTTTAATTGCTTTTTGGAAAAAGGTTTAAATTTCATCAGCAAAAGCCTCCTTGCCTGCGCCTGCAAGTGCTTCAATCAAGCCGTCGTCAACGCTGACAACAGTTTCAGGCTTGAAGTATTCGGCATACAGCTTGATAGCCTGAGTGTCACCGCTTTGGCATTTCTTTATCAGTGCTTCACGGATAGCCGTTAATTCGTCATTTTCGTATTTTTCAATCAGGGCGTTGAGCTTTTTGCGAAAATCCTTTGACTTGACAACTCCGTAGGAGAGAGCCAAAGCCTTTAAGTCCTCCACAATATTAAATTCCTGCTTTGTATTTGTATCTTTAAGTAATTGTTCAAGTTTTGACAGCTTATCCATTCGCACTCACCTCCAAAATAAAAACACCCGTTAAAGGGTGCTTAAAATAAGTTTAAATACCGTTTTATGCAAGCTTCGCCATCCGCTAACTTTGGTGTTATCGGTGCTAAGTGTATAACAACCATTCATCAAGCGAAGACGAATCAATCCGCTGTCTGCTCCGGCATTTGTTCTGTATCTTCTATAAAAGATACTTTTATTTCTTTTTCTTCTCCGGCAACAGTAACCTTGACTGTTGCTTTCTTGTATCTGCGTTCAATTTTTACAATTTTATCTGCATAATCAGTTAAAAATCCGCTGACAACTTTATAACTGTTGTCGTCATTAAATTTTAAAACTGACGGTACAGAGAGCAAATCCGATAACTTGAGAACAAACTCTGATTCACTCTCGCTTAACGGAATCGGATTCTGACCTCCGCCAAGAATTTTAATTATTCCGCTTATGTTATTCATAGCGTAGTATTTTGCCCAGCTGTATCGCATAAACACAAAAACATAACCTGCAAAAACAATGTATGCTTTCTTAATCCATTTTCCGCTCTTGCGAATAATACGATTTTCAATAGGTACAGCCGTTGAAAAGCCTCGGCTTTCTAATGCTTTAGCAATGTCAAGTTCACTGTCTGTTCTGACATGTAGTACATACCATTCGTATTTTTCCATACTAAGCCTCCTTAGCTTGTTTTTTAAGCTTCGTAATCTCTTCCATAAGCTCATTGTACAAGCGTGGGTTACTTTTCTTGATAGTTTCATAAAGCAAGCTCTGATTTTCCTCAAGTGCAATCTGCTTGTCTGACTTGACATCAATGTCTGTTTTGCGTTTGTAAGCAACTGCTCTTGCAAGTGCCGTAGCCTGTCTTAGCAGGTCGTCAGCCGACACATCATCAAATTGCCCTTCGTCAAGCTTTGCAATAGCGTCAAAAACTTTTTGAGATGCCATTCGTAAAATAGCCTCGGCAGGGTCAAGTTCGGGATAACGCTCTGTTTCTGTGAGTATCATTCTGAAATTTTCCTGTGCTATTCTGAGCTGTTGAGCGTTGGCAAGAAAGCGTGATGCGTAACGGCTTACCGCCGCCTGCGACAGCTGCTCTCCGTTTTCAGAGAGATATGATACGATTTCTCTGTATGTCTGACCACTAACAAGCATTTGGTCTACTGTGTCCTTGAGATCAGCAGGGAGTTTATCAATCTTTCCGCAAGCCCTGCGGTTGTTTCTGACCATAGTTACACCTCAACCGAGTTGTCGCTAATTGTGCCGTCAAGCAACTTAATGCCTTTCTGTGATAACTTTGCCTCAAGCTCCTCATATGGTACATCAGCAATATCCGCAAACTCTTTAGTTTTAATCTTACGAAGTAAGATGTACTCTGATAGGAATAAATAATTTACAGAAGAAAGAAAGTCATGCTCAGACACATCACCAAGGGCATATTTAACATCAGATAATTTCTCATAACCTACACGAAGAATGTTAATAGTTCTCAAAACCTGACCGTTGTTTTTAACAAAGTTTCTTGCTTTGATTTTCTGCATATATTCCTGTGCTGCATCAATCATCATTTCTTTTTCCTCCTCTGATAAGCTCCATAATTAGCTTGTTCTGTGTTTTTATTTCGTCTTTAACCTCATTGATTGAGTTGTAATAATCTTTTTTAGTTAAGCAAGTATCTTTAATCTGTTCAACATCTGTCTGCAATTTACCGATAGATTTATTTACATCCGTTTTGACATCTTTCAGTTCATCCTTGGTCACATAAGACAGCTGAATTTCTTTGATTTCTTTATCGTGTCTGTCAGCCTCGTTAATTGTACGCTTGAGAAAAAAGCCTATAATAGCTATTGCTCCTGTAACAATAAGGCCGAACAGCCACCAAGTGTCTGCCGTAAAATTCATATTTTCAACTCCCAAAAAATAAGGTATTATCAAGTTTCTAACTCAATAATACCTTATAAAAACATATTCCTGTAGAGGACGAATATCCTATTTTTTCATCTTTAACTTATACCGTCGAAAATGCTCAACTGCCCGTCAAGATTATCATTTGAGCATATAGTTCGTACATACCTTTCAGACAAATCATACTCCTTTGCAAGCTGGCTGCTGTTATATCCGTTGTATTTTGCCTTAATTTCAGCATTGCGTTCAATCTTTTGCAATTCGCTGTACTTCTGTATGTACACGGTGTCGCCACCAAAAATTTTACAAAGTTTAATATAGCTTTCGAGACCGATTGTTTCCGCTATGTCTCTTTGAGTGCCTACCAAATCGTCAAGATTTATTTTCACCAGCCTTCCTCCTTTGAGCACTGTCAATGTACTTTTTAAGTTTTTCAATCAAGGTCACGCCCTGATTATATGTCAGCCACCTAAAAGGCTGCTTTGAGGTACAGTCGATTTTCAGCTCTTTTTTGATGATACCGCAGAGCCTGTCACCAAGCTTAGCTGTAGTCGGTTCTGTGTCGTATTTTTCGAGCTGATACATCAACTGCCAAACCTTCCTGCGTTGACCGTCTGACATTTTTCCTCTGCCGCTGTCCTCGTACTTTTTCTTCTTATACGGTTTCGGCGGCTCTGTAAGATTCTGCAATTTAAGTCTTTCGGCAAGCTCAGATACAACCGTTTTATACTCATTCTCATCAAGACTGCGTATGCTCTCCTTTTGAGTAAGACGATAAACAATCGTGTGCAGCATATCATTTTTGTTGCCTGATTCTAAGACTCCGAGCCGTGCCGCCATTGCGTATATCCTTTGCGTTTGCTGAGGTTTTAACATACAAAACACCTCAAACCAAAGAGTTTAAAGATATCTTTGTGCTGTCCTCGACTACAAAAGCACTCTGAATTTTTTTGCAGAATATCGTCAACCTCATCTTCGCTTGTGCCGTTGAGAATTAGCATATTTTTAAAATCCTGCCACACCTTAGCTTCTGAAATGAGATAAGCATATTCTTTCGCATCATCTTCTGACAAAGAAGTAAACTTCATAATATTGCTTACATCTTTATCGTAATTAATACCCTTACATTTTTTTGCAAGCTGTTTGCGTTCTTCGTCAGAAACGCCTTTCATTTGCTCAATTACTTCAATCACTGTACATTTAACATAATTACCTTTCCACAATCCGATAAGCATTCGTTTAGCCGGAGCAGAGAGTGAATATTCTGTCTTTTCTGTTACTGCATCTTTGTAAGCCTTACCGAAAATCAGCGGTAAAAATGTGTTATATGTAATTTTAAGTGATTCGGCTGTAACAGCTGTTAAATCACAAGTGCCGCCGGAATAATGAATACTCTTGTATTTTGTATTCTCAAGATCTGATGTGCACTGCATAATGATTTCTGCCTCAAGCTTATCCTTACGCTCCTTGAGCTTGCTCATATCTGCTTTAATTGCTGCAAGCTCATCAATCTGTTTTCTTAAATCAGTCATTTGTTACATCCACCTTTGCAAGTAATTTTTCAGCACATTTGCGGCAAATAACAACATTGTCAGCAACGATTACATTTTCAACTGTTCCGCAAAAGCGACAGCAGGGAGCTGACGGCTTAATTGTTACCGTTCCGTCAGCCGAGGTGCTAATACTAACAGCGTTGCCGGGGAACAGTCCTGCCTCGGCTCTTATCTGCTTTGGCAAAGTAATTGAGCCGTTTTTACATATCTTTTTTGATGTCTCCATATGTGTTTACCTCCTTAAAATTTATTTTTGAATTGTGTGTTCCTCACTCTGCATTCTTACGGGCTTGTGACCGTTCCCAAGGGAGCTGCATTAAGGATCAGGGAGTTATCCCTGATTTCAATACCGATTAATACTTTTCAGTAAAGCATTTAAATACATATTTGCGACTGCTTTACCATTCTGATTTTTTATTCTCTCAAGGTGAATCACCATTAGAGTTGCAAGTTCTGCCGTTACATCCAAAGGATTTCCTGCTATGGTAGCATCTCTTTCGCCATCATCTCCGATTATTGAGATAATGACTGTTTTTTCAGCTATAATTGCTTGCTTTGCCTTGTTACATAAATTGTCAATGTGTGCACATCCTGCCTGTTTTGCTATCTTCTCATCAAAAGTTATGTCCATTATTAAACCTCCAGAATTTCGATATTTGTATTGTTGTCGATAAAGTGCTTTTTCATTTCACTAAAGTTTGTCCAATACGAAAAATACTCGTTGTAAGCGTATCTGTCAGCAAATTCTTTTTTGCCTTTCTTGCTGCGTATTCCGCAAGCCTTAAAGTCTTTTTCTTTAACAAGAGTTCGTTTTTTACAGCAGAAGAAACGCCTGCGTTCCTCGCAGTCTTCAACGAGCCATTTGCCTTTAAAACTTCCGTTGATATAGACTGCGATAGCGTTTTGAAATTGCGATTTTTGGCATAGTATAAGCGTTACTTCGTATCCGTCAATAAGCAGCTTAGCTCCCGGTGAAAACACCGACTTCAATGCATTATCAACCTTTTTCCAATCTTCATTAGTCACCTTTTATTCTCCTTAAATAAGCTGCAATAATCATATCTTTTTACTGGGGTGCGTGAATACATACAACAGCCTATTTGCCAATTAAGAATACCTTTATGGTAATTTAAGCAGTTGCCGCAAATGCTGCCCTTACAAATATGTACTGCGGTAACTTCCTTTTGCTTTTCATTTTCTGCGTGAATTAACATTCTTATTCCTCCTAAATAGTCTTAATACATCTGTTTTTAATGCCCAACCAAAGCAGATACAAAGCACTACACAGGGGATAAAAAGCATTTCAACGCCATATGAGGCTATGCGAAATCCCATCTTTTCGAGCATTGCAAGGGTAATTGCTCCCATACAAAATCCTGTTAAAACATACAACATAATTCTCTTTAAACTCATTTTAAATTCCTCCGTAAACATTAATTTTCATGGCTTTAGCCATTGCAAGTAAACCGTCATATGTAATATTGCCGTTGTCAACTGCATTTGAAAATACATTACTTGCTCCTCGAATACCCTGCTCTGAGCGAGATATTCCGAGCAGTAAACCTTTTGCTTTTTCGTCATCTGCAACAGGAGGGAAAAGCAACGCTATATCATTTGCAGTAATTGATGTTGTGTGTCTGATTTCAGTAAGTTTTGTTCTGTTTCTAATCTGAGCAAATGCCTCTTTACTTCTGCCTGTATTAGTTACAGTTTCTATGTTGCCTACAAGACAAATGCCCAACAGGGGATTACTGTCGAAAAAGGCTCTGATTGCTTCAATAGTTTTTATTGGCAAGTGTTGAGCCTCATCAATAATAAGCACCTTACGCTCGCCTGCAAAGCTATCAGATAACCTCATCCACATTTCATCCTTGCGTCCGTTTGCTGTAATTTTCTGAGTTCGGCATAACAGCTTTAAAAACGCATTAAGTGTAACTAAGCAAGGATTTACTGTTACATAAATAGCACTTGACGGATAATCTTCTGCGTATTTCTTACAAGCCATAGTTTTGCCAATGCCTGCATCGCCGCATTCAATAGCAAGACCGCCCTTGAGGTGACACAAGCGGATTGTTTCATACACACCCTCGCTTATGCCTGTTGGCTTATATGTACCTGTAACAACTGAACTCTTGAGGTTTTCCGCTGCGTTTTTGTTTGCAAAAGCCTCTGACAATGACGATTCAAACTTTGCTAAATCACCCTTAAAATCGCCTTTGAGATAAGTTGAAATGTACGCCGGCGACCAACCGAGTGCTTTTGCGGCTTGATTCTGAGAGCCATTACAAGATTCATTTATGTAATCTCTCAGTTTTTGCTGTAACTCAGGATTGATTGACATATTTATTCCTCCCTCTGTCTTTCTTCAAGATTCCTGATCATTTTTGCTTTATCAATTTTTACTATATTATTCTGACCGACTGCCTGTTTGATTTCGGCAGGCTCTTCATCGGCACGGTGTACGGAAATAATCTTAGGACTAAGCTCATCAGACTTGAGTTTATTCTCCTCTGCTGTGGCAAGAACAAGCTCAAGTGCTGTTTTCTTGCCGAGAGCCGTAATCTGAGTTGCTTTCAGCTCTTGCTTGGTAAGCTTTTCAAAGCTCTTTACTTTGCGGAGAGCCTTAGCAACAGCGTCCTTTGATGAGCCGTAAGCAAGTACCGCATCATTATCTACAGGCACTGTCATAATGTAGTTATCCTGTAAATCGTACACTCTCACGGTTGAAATGTCCTCCGGATCGTATCGGCAATACATATCTTTACCAAAGTAATTGAGGATCAGCTCATCATTGTAGTAATCAATCTTTTCTCCTGCAATAGTAAGATGTACACCTCTTCTACCGACCTTCTGACTTCTTGTAGAACGCATAAGCATAAGGTTGAGATCAAGCTCTGATGCAATACGCTTTTCCTTGAGCTGTTCTCTATACACCTGCATACGAGTTTTGCCACTGTCAGAATTAACAGCACCGCTATATTGCTTTTCATTCATATAGTAAGTGAGTATATCCTCAACTGCGTTTGTAAATTCTTCATCAGTAGGGATTTTATCATCATCTTTAAGAACAAACTTAAGCCTTTCAGGGCGTTCTACAACATTTCCGCCTGTATAAGTCGGGAATAATCTCGATAGCCTGTCCTTGACATCTCTGAATCTGCGTTCAATGATTTTAGCCTTTGCGTTTCGTACAAGAGCATTTGTCATTTTAATTCCAAGACGCTCAAACACAGGTGGCGGTGTAAATTTGCCCTTTTGGCTTTTCTTAGTTCTGTGTCCAAGTCCGCCGACATCAAAGGTTAAAAATTCTCTACCGTTATCTACATATATATTTTCTGGTATTCCGTATTTCATAATACCTTTTCGCAGAGCAATGAGCGTAGCCTGTGAGGACGGAGCAGATGTTACATAACAGCCTGTAAAAATACCCGAACGAGCATCAAAAAACGCTGTAAGGTAAAGTCTGTGAACACTTCCGTCCGCTCCTTTTGTCTGAACATCGAAGGTGTGGTTATCTGCAATCCACCATTCATTCGATGCCATACCCTCATATGTTCTGCGTATGTACGGAGCACATCTATCTCTAAATGCTTTCATACCTTCACGCCCCATTATTTCAACAGGTTTAGGTATTGCCGTTTGCACTTTGCGATAGAATGATGCGTAACCAGGTAGTGGAAGGAACTGTGGAGCTTCTCTTTTAAGCCACATTTCCGTGTATTCGTAACAAGCTTTAATCGGGTGTTGAGCCTCATCAAGATAAAAGCTCAAAAAGCACTGCCAAGCTTCTTCAGGTATTGATGATGTCCCTTTTTTCCACGACCCTCTGTTATCAAGTAACCCTGCAAGGTCATCATCTTTTAAAGCCTTTTTCTTGCGATATAAAATGCCTTTTGAAATATTAAGATCAGAATTAGCCACTTGTTGTAGTTGGACGAATTTTTCAGTTGCGGCTACTTTCTGCAGCTTTGATGTAGCACAATATTCATCCCAAGCGTTAAGTATTCTTATCCATTTTGCAATTTCTTCTCGCTGTTCAGCTGTAAATTCATCAAATTCCTTATGAGGTCGCTCGGCTTTTTGTACCGGCAATAAATCTTCAGGAATTGCTATTGCGTGATATTTATAATATTTAAGTTGCTCCGAATAAGATAATTCGTTCAAAGGTATTAAATACTTTTTACGATTGTTTTTATTAGCAGATACTTCACTTTTTAGAGAACCATCCAAAACAATTTTTTTAATATATTGAGTTGAACATTCTTTCAACTCGGCAACTTCTTTGACTGTAAGATAAATCAATAAATCACATCCTTTTGACCTGCCATCGTCAGAGCAGGGAGGTCATTTCCTGCTGACCGCCTTGCGGCGGTTTCGGCATTAATGAAGTTCAGCAGCCGGATTATTCATACCATTTCTTACTAAAATAGTATTAAGTTCTGAAAACTCATCCCAAGTAATTGCTTTCAGCTTATAAGCCATTTCGGCTTTTCCATATGTTTGGTATGTTAAGTTAAGAGAATGACTGTTCAAAGCGTATCTCGCTTCTCTGTGTAGTTCTTCTAAAATGTCACTCATAATTATTCTCCTTGATTTTTTTAGTTCTAAGATTTCATCAGGTAATAATCCGGTTTCCTCGTATTCGCAAAGTCTTTGCAGCACTTCTCGCGTCTGACCTACTGATATTTCCGCTGGGGTGAGATGCTTCCCTTCTTTATTTACATATAAAACGGGAGCAAAATCGTGCAGTTTTGATGTCATTCTTTGCATATTTCCTCCTTGATTATCCTTGTATCTCCGGCATAAGCTATATGTCGCTCAATATGCTCGTCATATCTTCCGCTTTCCTTTGCTTCATTTAAAATCTTGAGAACATTCTCCTCGCTGCGACCGAGGTCTGATGCAATCCTGCTTTGTGACTCCCCACGTGCCATATAGATGCTGACTAAAAACTCCGTGTCATCAGTGCAAGCGCGATTCAATTCTTTATTTTTTGATTTTAGTGATCGTAGTTTAATAACCGGCACGCACTCAGGGCAGTATCTAGCCTTAGCTGACCGAGAGATAAAGTCATTACCGCAGCGTTTGCAATTTTTCTTATACATTAGTAACACTCCTAAAACGATCTTTTAATAAATTCCTTGACCGCAGCTGCACGGTTTGTAAAATAACTTCCGCTGTAAGGATCACCGTCACTGTCAAGCCACCATACAACCCAAGGCTCAACAGCTTTTGGGTTATGAGCAAGCACCACACGGTTGTTGATATTTCCTATTACCGTATACCGGTATAACACCTTGCCAATCATTAATAATTTCCTCCTATCATCTGTTCAGCATCTTCTGCGCTAATAAATACGGTTTTACCGAAGTCAGATTTTTCAAACCAATCATAAGCATTTTCACAATGATATAAAATTCTGCTTTCGCTTAAAATTCTGATTTCATCAACCTTGGATTTAAAGGCGAACTTTCCGTCAAGCAGCCATACTGTATCACCTACATTGCAAAGCAGCTCTACAATGTGGTTGCGGTCTCTAAAATGTTTGCAGCGTTCTGCCTTATCATTCCAAATATCGCCACAGATATAGTAATTCAAGCACTCTTTACAATTTGCCATTTTTATGCCCCCTTGCAAAGCTCATCAACAGTTGTGTTGAGTGCGGCTGCTAATTCAAGACTAACCGCAAGCGAGGGGATTTTTACACCGTTTTCTATATGAGCAATCATTGTTTGATTAACGCCTACAACCTGAGCAAGCTCTTTTTGTGACAAGCCTTGTTGTTTTCTGAATTTTTTTAGATTTTCAGCTATTTTCATTGCAATACCTCCTTGTTTTTAAAATATGACTATGGTATTATTAAGTAAATAAATTACTATGGTATTATTATACTACGCATTTGCTAAGTATTCAAGATAAAATACTTCGCTTTTGCGAAGTTTGGAGATGTGCATAAATGTTTAGTGATATTTTTAAGCAATTACTACAAAATTGCAATGTTACAGCTTATCAGATGTCAAAAGATACTGGTATTTCTGAATCTTTAATAAGTAATTGGAAAAGCGGAAGACAACTTCCAAAGTATGATAGCTTAAATATCCTTGCTGATTATTTCAATGTTTCAGGAGATTTTCTGCTTGGCAGAACTGATGAAATGCCCAAACAGGTTGAAAAGCAGGGATCACAAGTTGTAAAAGAACCAACAAAAAGCAGAATTATTCCTTTATATATGACCGGAGCTTCTGCCGGCACCGATAATTGGTTGTCTGATGATGTTCCTGTTGAATGGATGACTATTCCCAAAACTTCTCTAACAGAACAGGCTGATTTTATGCTTAAAGTTAGGGGAGATAGTATGCAGCCTAAATTCTTTGATAACGATGTTCTATTAATAAAAAAATCTCCTTCAATTTTAGAAGGAGAAATCGGAATTTTCATTTTGAACGGTGATTCATATGTTAAGCAAATGGGAAAAGGAGAGCTTATTTCCCTCAATCCTGCATACAAACCAATCAAATTAGCCGGGTATGATGACATTCGCTGTGCAGGCAAAGTTATAGGCACAGTAGATTTTGAATAAATATACACATTTTATAAATAATTATGTAAAACTGTTAAATAAACCGATTATTAACAAACAAACTATTAAAATGTTAAAAACATAGTGTTTATCGGAAAGGCAACAAAGTTGCCTTTAACTTTTAACTTTGTTGCCATTGATTTACTTTGATTAATCATTAATTTTATTAAGATAATTGTCTATAAAAACCCGATTTAAAGCCGTTTTAAACGCTTTTAAACACCTTATATTTAAAACATAACGGAGTAATCACTCTGCCGCAAAGCAGTCTAATTACTCCGTTTTTCGTTTTCGCACTAAATAGAAAAAACAAGCCGTTTTTCAAAGTGTAATCTTTTTTTACACCTAAAAAACGGCTTGTTTACTATATTTTTATACTTTTAACTTTTTTTAACGGCTTTTTACGGTTTTTCCTATTCTATGTGAAAACTTACAATCATACCATTCTCAATTATAGCTACAGAGCGATCATGACCCATATGAAGCCCTAAACTAATGTTTCTCATTGTCTTCCCCCTTAAATATAGACAATAACTGTATATTATCCTTTATTCGGATAAATTTTGTATAGTGAAAGTAGGCGCCTTTATGAGTAGAATGGCTGTGTCCCAATTATAGATTTAACAAAATTAAGAATTAACATATAAAAACAAAACATAAAACAGAAAGAAAGTGATGTAGTGAAAATTATTAATAATACTATTAGAGTTATTGATTATGTTAATGAAAAAGTTTATAATAGGAGTACTCCAGAATCATTTAATGAGTATGTCGGAGAGCTAATTTCTCATATAAAGACAAATGAAAATGTAAGGTTGTACAATACTCTATCAAATTCGACAGAAGTTATTTCTTGCGTGCTTGATATTCTAAAGAATAAAGATAATGATAAATATTTTGTTTCAAAGAATGCTCTAATTGCCAATAGACTTTTACGAACTGAGAAAGAAGCACAAAATCGTATAAGAAGAATGAATGTTGATGTAAGAAAAGGCAGCTTGATTCAAGCACTTTTACAAGAAAATGATATTTATTTTTATTTATTAGCGAAAGTTGAACATTCTGATTTTGTTGATGATACAGATTTTACATTTAAAACTGGTTTTTCTAAAGATAAAAAAACTATTTGGAAGTCTTGTCTAATTGATTTATCTAATCCAGATGCTAGTGTGTTTGATGCTAGGATTTATTCTGATACCAAAGCAAAATATTGGAGTAGTGATTTTCTTGAACTACAAGAAGTCATTACTGATGAAGAAAACACAATAAATGCTTTTAAATCTATTGATAGCGTATTAAATAGAACCTTGAAAAAGAATTATAAATCCGATTACGTTGTAGTAAGAAATGCTTGTATTTCATATATGAAAAATAACGAACATATTGATTATAATAATATGATTAATTGTGTTTTAGAAAATTATGTTCCAAGCGAAATTGATAAGAATAAACTATTGGAGCTAAAAAATAAATTATATGAATTACCCGAAAAGAAAAAATTTGATCGTCAATTTAATTCCATACCAAAGGCTATCAATGCTAGAATAGGAAAAGTCTATAAAGTAAATACTGGTATTGAAGTTAAAATTACTGATAGCATAGATAATATCAAAGAAACTATTGCGGCATATCAGGATGCTGATGGCGCGAGATATCTTAGGATAAAAACTAATGATGAAGATACATATAATAGTTTTAAATTAAATTAATTAGAAAGAGGAAGATTTTGTGAATATTGAAAATGCAATCAAAACACTTTTTAAGGTAAACGAAATCACTCTTTCAGACAGAATTTATACTTGCGAATCTAAATTTGAAACTTTAATTGAGAATATGCCGGAACATAGTGATTTGCTTGATTTTCTTGCAGAATATAGTTTTAACAATATTTTAAAACTAACAATATCAAATCCAGATGATAAAATTTTGAAAATGGATTCTTCTAAAAAATTAACATTAGAAGAATATAAAGAATTTCTTAATACGTGTCAGGAAGAGGATACAATAACGATAAATCTTGAGATAAATAAAAAAATTACAGAAAATATATTAACTATTTATAATTATAAGAACTTTACAGATGATTTGTTGAAAAATTCGTTATTTGATATAATGAAAATATTTAGTGCTTTTTTATATGGGAGAAAATGTATTATATTTTATGTTTTAGATGATGCGGTTTCTTGGTCTACCAAAACAGTTATGTTTTCCAATAATTTAAATTCCATAATTAACACCAAATTTGATAGAATTGAAAGAATAAAGTTGTGTAAAGATTGCTCGTATTTTCAAGGATATAGTGAAGTTAGTTTAATACCAGATGATTTTGATATAATAGTAGATGAAAAAAATAATATATATTCTGGGGTGTTTAACAAAATAAAAACTATTATTTCTTTGATATATATATCTTCAGTTTCTTCTTTAGATAAAACGGGTGTAACATTGACTATTAATGGGCAAAGAAATATATCTTATAATTATAGTTATGATAAAGTTATTATTAATAATATTGTATATAATATTTATGATTGGATTTATACAGATGGAAATCCGGTTGATAAATCAATTATTGCAAGAAATATAATAAGTCTTCATTGTAAATATAGTGATTTACTTGATATTGATCCAACGACATTTTTATCAATTACTTCAAACTACGGTTTGTATCTAAAAGATAATGTTTCAAAGTATTTGGAAGCAAAAACAAAAGTGTCAGAATTTATAAGTGAAATAGGTTCTAAAATAGGAGATAATGCTTTAGAATTATGGGATTCGTTTAAGAAAAATCTAATAGCGATGTTGTCCTTCTTTTTAACTGTTATTCTGGTGAATTTAGTTTCTGAAAGACCATTAGATAATATATTTACTAAAGAGATAACTTTTATTATTGAAATGATTCTTATTGGTTCTCTATGCTATTTTTTTATTAGTATTATAGAAGTAAATTATAAATATAGAAAAATTAAAAACTTATATAATTCGCTCAAAGTAAATTACGAAGATGTATTCTCTGAGGAGGAAATAAAGGCTATTTTTGATGATAATCGTTATTTAATTGAGTCAATAAAATCATTTAAGATAAAAATCATTTTATCATCTATTATTTGGATAGTTTTTATTGTTGCTTTGTTTATTAATATTGAAATATTTACTGCTAGTCCATGGTTAGGTATTTTTAAGTAAAATTATAGTTTTTAAAATTACCAAAAAGGTTCATGTAAGTTTGAATTGCATAAACCTTTTTATTTAAAGATATATTAAATGTTAAATATTAAATGTTAAAAATTCACTCCGTAAAAAAATTGCGGATAGCGTTGACAAATCTTGCTGTTTAAGGTTATAATAATAATGGTGATGAATATGTTACAGTATTTTTGTGTTAAAGGTTTTAAAAATTTCAGCGAAAAAATTGAATTGGATTTTTCAAATGTACGCGACTACAAATTTAATACTCAATGTTTGACGAACGGATTGGTTAGCAAGGCGATTGTTTACGGTAAAAACTCGGTGGGAAAAACTAATTTTGGCCTAGCGTTGTTTGATGTCGTTTCGCATCTTACAAACAAAAATGTCACACCAAATCTTTATGATTATTATCTTTGTTCCAAAGTTTCAAACAGGTATGCTGAGTTTGAATATATCTTTCAGTTTGACAGCAATATTATAGAGTATTCATATAAAAAAGATAAAAAGCAGTCGTTAATATACGAAAAAGTGATTTTGAACGGCGAACTTTTATTTGAATACGATTATATAAATAAACAGGGTGACACTATAGGAATTGAAAAGTTGGCGACTACGTTAAATTGGGCATTTCAAGACACAGATTGTATTTTAAAATATGTAGTTAATAATACAGTGCTTTCAGATGCTCATCCTCTCAGAAAAATGATAAGGTTTATATCTAATATGTTATGGTTTAGAAATTTAGATGAAAACAGATATATTGGATTTAAGTCCGATAGTAAAGATTATTTAGATTTTATTTTTGAGGAGGATACATTAAAGGAGTTTGAGGAGTTCCTTCATGTTACAGGTATCAAGGAAGATCTTATTTCCATAGAAGATGCAGACGGAGTAAAGCGTTTGTACTTTAATACAGATACGCCATTGCCATTCTTTAAAGTGGCCTCAAGTGGCACAAGAGCATTATACACATTCTTTTATTGGTATAAAACAGCTAAAGATGTATCTTTTATGTATGTGGATGAATTTGACGCTTACTATCATTATGAATTGTCAGAATATATTGTTACAATACTTGAGAAAATGACTAATACACAAGTGATTATTACTTCACACAATACTAATTTGTTGACTAACAAAATTATGCGACCGGATTGCTACTTTATACTCACAAATAATAAACTGACATCCTTTGCTGATGCCACGAGTAGAGAACTGCGTGAGGGACACAACCTTGAAAAGCTGTATATGAGTGGTGAGTTTGATGAGTAAGAGCAAAATGTTAGTTATAGTAGAAGGTGCTAAGACAGATTTTAAGCTGATGAAAAAATTACTTGCTGCGTATGGTATTTCAGAAACCCATAAAATAGTGTCTTATAACACTAATATTTATACTCTATACAATCAATTACCACTTAACCGTGACGAATATGAAAATATTGATTTGCTTCAGTTATTAAAAGAAAGGGAGAAAGATGAGTCGAAACGAGATTTATTAGATGAGCACTATTCAGATATTTTGCTCGTTTTCGATTTAGACCCTCAAGCTCCTGATTTTACGTCTGATAAAATAATTGATATGGTAAGTTATTTTACTGAATCTACCGATATGGGTAAGTTGTATTTAAATTACCCAATGGTCGAATCATTTTATCATATGACGAATATTCCTGATGAAAGATACAATGAGTATTTTGTGACATTAGAGAATTTGAAAAATAAGAAGTACAAGCAAATGGTACACGATATTTGTAGAAATAGTGATTATTCAAAATTCGCAAACAGCAAAGATGAATGTAGTATAGTAATAAAGCAAAATCTTAAAAAAGCAATGTTGCTAACAGATTCAAATGAAAATTTGCCAAATTCCATTGAGATTCTCAATAAGCAGTTGAATTTGTTGCAAGACCGAGGATTAGTTTCTGTGTTGTGTACTTGCGTTTTTTACATTGCTGAATATAATAGCGATTTTATTTGATTTTTCTTGACTATTTCTCTACACTCGCCAGAGCGCATGACTGTTAATCATGATGTCACTGGTTCGAGCCCAGTTGGGGGAGCCAAAAGAGGCTCATAGTTTTTCTATGAGCCTCAATTACTTATATACAAAATTCATTTCCGGTAGAAGTGATAATTGATTTATCGGAAAGGAAAAGATATGGAGTTCGAAAATATGACAGACAAACAATTTGATGTTCTTATGAACTCAATTATCCAAATAGTGAAGGATTCTGAAACTAAAGATGAAGCTGTTGAAAAGCTACAAAATTTAGTTAAAGGTAAAGAAAACTGATTACTTTCGCTAATCTGCTTAATTTAATATTATCAAATATATGAGTCAATCATTATGTTTCTTATTTTAGAGATATAGTAATTGGCTCTTTTTTTATTTGGCTATCGTTTTAATTTTTTTGATTAGAACGGTTGCCTTTTTTATTTGCAAAAAATTTGAAAGGAATGATTTTAAATGTATTTTACCGACACACCTGAACTCAGAAAGTTTGAAAGAGAGATGCTTCAGAAACCTAATTTTGACAGGCGTAATGATGATTGCTATGAAAATAATCAGGCACATTTCTCTGACAACAAAAAACTTAAAACAGACAGAAAGAAGAAAGACGGTGGTTGATTTTATGAGAACAAAAATCAGAAGTCCAACAAAACAATTATTTAGTAGTAAAATATTGGAGGTGTTAAACTTGAACGAATATGAAATACAGCGCAGAATAGCTGAAAGCACAAAGAAATTGTATCCGCCGGGTACAAGAATTGAGCTTATCCATATGAATGACCCACACGCACCTGTTCCGGCAGGCACAAGAGGAACAGTTAAATTTGTTGATTCAATGGGAACGATATTCCCTGAGTGGGATAACACAATCGAACCATTGGTATCGTTCCCGGTGAGGACTCATTCAGAAAGCTCACACAGGAAGAAATCGAAGCAGAAAACCAATCTAAATCAGAAGTTGAAGATGAAACTCCTGATGAGGATAGCGGAATGACAATGGGAATGTGAGGTGTTTTTTAATCTATAAATCTTCGGTGAGCTGAAGATTTATGGCAATCAGATTTTTTGATATGTTTGCTGGCATCGGCGGTTTCCGTTCCGGACTTGAAGCCATTGGCGGTTTTGAGTGCGTCGGATACTGCGAAATCGACAAGTATGCAAAGCAGGCATATGAAGCAATGTACGATACAGGAGGTGAACTTTACTTTGATGACGCAAGAAAAATTGTACTCGAACAGTTACCCGATTTCGACCTTCTTGTTGGAGGGTTTCTCTGTCAGTCCTTCTCAATCGCCGGAGCAAGAAAAGGATTTGACGATACAAGAGGAACGCTGTTTTTCGAGATTGCTCGAATTGTTGCCGTTAAAAAACCTAAGTATCTCTTCCTCGAAAACGTTCCCGGTCTGCTTAACCATGACTCAGGCAAAACATTTGAAACAATCCTCCTCTCCCCGAAAAGCTGTAAGCTTTTTGGGGAGAGGAGGCACAGCATAGCGGACGAGCTTTTGACCGCTTGCGGTCGAAACGAGTAAGCAGGGCTTGTGCCGACGAGGGGTATGATGTATGCTGGCAGGTACTTAACAGCAAAAATTTCGGAGTTCCCCAGTCACGAAATCGAGTGTTCATTATCGGATATCTTAGAGGACAATGTGCCGGAGAAGTATTATCTTTCACGCAAACAAGCGGAAAAGCTCTTATACAAAGAAAAGCCAACGCAAGGTGAACGAATCTACTCATCAAAAGGACTAAGCTGTACACTTACAAGCGGTTCGGGCGGTTTCGGCGGTCATTCGGGACTTTATCTCATTGAAAATACCGAAAATTTTGGTCTGCCGATAAAATCTAAAACCAAAGACGGTTATCAGATCGCATATCCCGGCGACAGCATTGATACTGCTTTTTCGGGACAAAATTCAAGGCGTGGCAGAGTTGGAAGTCAGGTAGCACATACTCTGACAACTTCCGCAACACAGGCGTATTATTTCATTGACCTGAACCCCAATCCGAAGCTAACAGAAATCGCAAGGTGCATAACGGCAAGACACGATTCGGGAATCAGTAACCGCAAGACTGAGCATTCAGGAGTTTTTGTAGAAAATTCAGATGTTCTTGATGACAATGAAAAGTTTGCAGTAGCCTTTATTGAGCCAAACGGCGAAGTCCATATCGGCAGAATCAGAAAGCTCACTCCGAGGGAGTGCTGGAGATTACAAGGCTTCACGGACGATCAGTTCGACAAAGCAAAAGCAACAGGACTATCCGACAGCAGGCTCTACAAGATGGCTGGAAATGCTGTGACAGTAAATGTAATCTCTGAAATCGGGAAGATTATCAAAAAAGTAAATGATAAAAATTAAATAACAACAACTGATATCAATCGTTCCGAACGACTGGTATTGGTTTTTATATATAAGCCGTTGATTAGATTTTTTAATTTAATCAACGGCTTTTTGTCGTTTCAGGGGCGATTGGTATTCTGAAAAGGAAGTGAGAATATCAAAACCCCTGTGAGTTGGATGGGTAATAAAACATCCATCCTTCATATTTTGTACGCTCTGTTTCCTCTGAATTACGAAAGGTATATTGAACCCTTCGGAGGTTCAGGAGCCGTACTTTTAGGCAAGAATAAGCCTGATAAGTTCGAGGTGTACAACGATTATAACCATAATCTTGTAAACCTCTTTCGCTGTATGCGTGACAGACCTATGGCTTTCATAAAAGAGTTGGGATTCTATCCGCTTAATTCAAGGGATGATTTCAATGCAATCAGGAATTTTTTCAAGCAAGAGAAGTTTGACGATAAATACCTTGATGAGGAGTTGCAGTTGACGAAAATTATCCTGCCTGAATTAAAAGCAGAAGAAATCATTGAATTGTATATAAAAATGAAACAGGACTACGACTTGCGCAGAGCAGTAATGTTTCTGAAACTTTTGCGATACAGCTATTCAAGCGGCGGAAAATCATTTGCCTGTCAGCCATTTTCAGTAGTGAGCCTGTTTCAACTGATTGAGCAAGTCGGCAAAAGACTTGAAAATGCGGTGATTGAAAATCAGGATTTTGAAGTTCTGATAAAGCATTATGACCGAGAAAATGCTTTTTTCTACTGTGATCCGCCGTACTTTTCAAGCGAGTATGTGTATCAATGCGGATTTACTTGGGACGACCATTTAAGGCTTAAAAACGCACTTGCAAAAGCAAAAGGCAAATGGCTTGTATCATATAACGATTGTGAAGAAATCCGCAATTTATATGACGGTTATTCATTCTTTGATTTCACAAGGTTACACAATATGAAACAGCGAATCAACGCAGGCGAGCAATTTCCCGAACTGCTAATCAGCAACTACGATATGTATGAAAGGCAGAGAAATAAACCGTTGCAGTTGAGTTTGCTTGACTTAACAACCGAACAACAAATTGATTTAGAACAAATTTTGAAGGAGTGTATTATTAACAATGGAAAATAGAATTTATGTAAGCATACCGCTTGACGCACTTATTGTATCAGGAATCACATCCGACTGTGCTGTGCAGATTTCAGCTGTGGAAGGAGCAATTCTGATTGAGAGATGCGATGATGATAGTGAAGAATGTTGTTGCGACTGCATCTGCGATGAGTGCAGAGCAGAACTCGCAGAAAGCGAGGACGAGTAA